CGTTTTTTCTTAGCCACAAGTCAGCGTCGTGGATCTGCGTGTCAGCGTTTGCAAACTGCACAGAAAACTGAAGGTTGTACTTTCCCGCTGCCCTGACGTTAATGCGACTTGAGTTCGATAAGTAGACGTTGTTACTGAAATCAGTATTGGAAAACGTGATCGCATAGGATGCTGTCGTGCTTGCAGCCGTTTGGTCGTTAACGTCGAAAAACGAGCCGTATGGCAATCCACTCACATAGGCAGCAGCAGAGTAAGGGATAAGAATGATCTTGCTCTCTACCCCTATTCTCGCGTCTGTTATCGTGGTTGTGGTGGCGTTTCCTGTGTTGAGCGTTACCGTTCCGGTGTTGTTGGTCTTACCGTCCATGATGCCACGGACAATTTCGGCAACGGCTCGTTGATCGCCACCAAACGGAGGCAGCGTCCTGAAGATCATCGCATACCCTGTGGAACGATAGTTACATCTAAACCAACCGCGGACGACCAAACGCCAGAAGGTATTGCTTTGATTCGGTGATAAGTTCCCGCGGAGCGTAACCCAATGCGGTTGTCGTCATTGCTCGTGTAAGTGGAACCCGTAAAGTCTGTCTGTTGGTTTAGCCTGCGCCTTGAATTAACCTGTACAGAACAAGTTCCTCCGTCAATGACAGGTCGAATCAGTGTCATCACTGAAGGCATGTCGTTCAAAGATAGATCCGGTGTAACGATGTTTGCTGTTAGGTTAGAACCAGAAAACGCAATGATCTTTGCGCCTAACGTCCCTGTTAGCAAGGTCGAAGTCACCGTATAACCAAAGGAATCGAGGCTTGCGGGTAGAGAATCAAGACCGCCAAATGCGTCTAGTTGCTCTAAGGTAAGGCCAGAGGACGAAGTTGTTGTGATCGCTGTAGACGAAGCAATAGTATCTGCGTTGATCTCAGCGTACGACCACTTAGAGAGGTTGAAGTTGTAGATCAAGAGCGCAGTCGTTTGGTCTACGGTCTTGAAACACCATATAACAAGGTTCTTAAGCGGGTCTACAGCAGCAGACATCGTGGATAACTGAGATATATCTACGGTATTAAAGAACCACCTATCTACCTTCTCCACCGAAATAGACTTAACTTCCTGCCCGTTTGTGACATAAAACCCGTCGTCAGACAAAAAGAAGCTCGAACCTGCATACTGAATAACTGAGTTTGGCTCCATACAACCCAAACCCCTAGAGATCGTGTCGAACTGGAATACAAGCGGGCTTCCAACGTAGGACATACGGACAACCGCACGATCCATAAACACGATGCCGTATTCACCACCCGTCAAACCCTTAACGTGTCCACCGTCAGGTATGTCTTGATAGTCCGCCTGTGTTGTTGCAGCAGGAGTCCAACTTGTCTCATCTCCTAACGCGCACCACTCCACGCGATTAGGGTAGACCGTTGAACCGTTGTTAAAGCCAGCAACTACAAAGTCCCTAACCGTTGTGACATACCTAGACTTAGGCGCAGCAGCACCAAGGTCTGCAAATAGGGTAGACGTACCCATGAGATAACCTTGAAGCCTGTCGCCTCCGTTGGCTGCGATCACTCGATTGCCAAACTGAGTAAAACGCCACTTTTGATCTGATGGTGTTGTATACCCCCCAGACTTAGAAACATCCGAAAGGTTTAGGTTTGTGCCTAGCTTAAAGAGTTTTGTGTCGCCGCCAGCAAAGACCGTTACCGCCTCGTCCGGAGCAGCCGCAGCAGCAACCGAATTAAGCGTTTCTGAAGCCGCATTGCTCCATTCACTAGGCGAAGATAAAGGGCCATAACCTACCTGTTGGGGTATGACGTTCTTGGCATCAACCAGAGCACCTGCTACCCCTGGCTGATCCGGCAACCACTCACCAAAGTTAATTCTCATCGCTTAGCAAGCGTCATGGTTAGAGGGACACCTGAATACTGACCCTCCTCGTCTGAACGCGTGAGAGCGGCAATAGCACGATCATAAAGCGCACCCCAGGTCTGTAGCCTGGGATCGTTCATAATATAAGGTTCAGCCTCGCCTAACGACCCGTAGAGGAGCGCATCCGGACAGGTCGTAATCCAGAGATTTGTCGGGGCCGCTGTAGATAAAAACGCAGGGGCCGCGTAGTAGAGGATCTTGATGTCGTAATTGCTGTCAGGAATTGGGGCAAGTTGAATCGTAGACCCAAGGATGGTGTAGAAAGCTGGTACACCACTTTGGTTCGTCCTACCGTTCCGAATAAAGATGCTCGGCGTTGCGAACGTAATAGGGAAATCGGGGTCAGAGTCAACGTACACATCCCTTGCTTGCAGGAAGTTACTAGGGAGGTTAATTGTCGAGACCCCACCGGTCGCCGTAACCGATGTTTGCGTAAGCATTTCGCGCAGGCGAAGATCTCTACGGAGTCGAATCTCTGCGAGTTGGATGAAGTCAGGGATCGCGAAAGTAAGATCATCTCGTGAGAGATAATTAGCTATCGTTGTTTGCAGATTGCCGTAACTGTTTAGGGCCATATTCGACATCGCTCCATCGGTATTCGTGCGTCCCGATGTGTCCTATTTCGAGGCTCAATTCGTGATCCACGAAAGTCTTTATCCCGTGATCTAGGGCTTTCACGCAAAAGTGCACATCTTCGCCAATCAGACCACCCGCCCCCCATACTACATCAAACCAAGGTTGCGGCATAGCCTCAAACACAGACTTATGGGTTAGCACAACCCCAAAACCTACAGCAGTCACCTCTTCGATACCCTTCTTGCCTCGACTCTCGATCTTCTCAAAGATCTCTTTATCTTCGTGAAAGTTAATCGCCGTCGGTAAAACTGGTTTACGTCTCGTGACTGCGTTCACCCCGACGATCTTTTGTCCGTGAGCTAACAGTCGTTCTAACGTGTTCTTTGGGAACCTCATGTCCGAGTCCACCCAAAGGATGTACTCAGCACCATCTGCTAAGGCTTCTTTGGCTAATGACTCTCTTTGACTGAATATAAGAGTACCTGGGGCTGTGTACAAGAGGAACGACCCTCCCGTTAACGCGCACCTATTGGCCCCGTCATATGCCGCCAGACGAGCCATATCGAAGGATGTACCCGTCATCATCGTGTCCCGACATGGAACACAAAGAGCTATCTTCATACTTTTCCTGGGCGAGTTCTGAAGTGTCTGTTCTCTGGGTCGTTCATCCACGCCCTGAATTTCTTTTCGTCTACGATGGCAAAGCCACGCATGATCCCTTGGTTGTTTAGATCGTCAATTACTGCATAGGGTAGTTGAGCGTACCGCGTCCACTCACCCCAACGCTCACGCTCGTCAGTGGCGTTATAGAGTGCTTTGTTCTGCTCGATAATAGCCGTTATGTCTTGAACTCTTTCAAAGACATACTGGTCGTCGGTTGCATGAAATTTAGTTTTGAGCATAAAAAAAGGGAGGTTGTTACGCCTCCCTCTTTTTTACCACAGTTTTTGTTACGCTGTCTTGAGGTCAGCCAGGATACCGTGGGCAGCCTCGTTACGCATTTCCATCGTGAACTCAGCAAGGATCTGGGTTTTCTCGGAGTCACCAGTCTTGGCAAGCTCGTTGGTCTGGAAGGGACGCAGGTAACCAACTGCTGCGTATTCCGGATCAAGGATGAACGCGTCACGGCTACGAACGAAACGATCTGGGACTACAGAGATCGAACCGAAGTCGCTCAGGTACACATCAGCCGCGCCGATGATGGTCGTCGGTGCGTCAGAAGGAGCCATGTAACGCTGTGCTGCGATACCTGCGAAGGCCGAAACGGTCTGCTTGAGTGCAGGGCCAACAACGAGGATCTTGGGGCTACCGCCAGAGGTGTAAACCTGCTGAACGCCATCCTTGAGGATTGCCTCGGTAAAGGTACGAGTCGTGCCGTCCGAACGTGTACTAACACCGATTGTGGTGGGATTAGCACCGTCAGTCGTATTGTAGTTCGAGTTAGTCTTGAGCCAAGACAAAAGCGAACCCAACTTGCGAGCCGTGGACGAGTTACCAGCACTGCGACCTTGGTTAGCAGCAAGGATCGTCTCTTGGTCACGCTTGAGCTCTTGCGAAGCCTTCGAAAGCTGATAAGCCTTTTCTGCGCGACGACCTGCAAGATCCACAGCCATCATCGTGCCTGACACCTGGATCGTCTTAGCAACGATCTGGGTGTAGTTACCGAGACGAGTCGTCGGGCTGATGGTTGCT